TCCAGTCCGGTCCTGTTAACTGAGAAGTCCATCGAACGTGCATCTTCGTTGTTCCTGAAAAAATTGGTGGCTTCGATCGTGTCATTGGTTGTCTGTTTTGGTGCCAGGACTGCAATATTTAAATATATTGGCGTGTTGATGGTACACCGGATTTCCATACAAATTTTCCATCCGGTCATTTTGACGTGCTGACGTAGGCGGCGGTTAATGTCCGTTCCGGGACCGACTGCTGTTAAGTCCAATTGATAAAGTGTCCGGGATTGACGTGTCACTTGTGTCTCGTTATTCACAAGCGTGCTCTTACTCGTGGATGACCCGTTTGGCATCCCGACCATCCGAGGACTGAAGCGTGCCTTCTTACGGCTTCCCATTCGCGAATAGCGACGTCCATTGTACGTAGTCCTCTTACGTCCCTTTCGGTAGAACCTCCATGCCCTACCAATTGTACGTGCTGCTGCCCACGCGGACCGTGCCATGATTGACGGGTTTGCTCGTGCCCAGTTGCGCGAAGCTGCCGCTCGGAGTGCGAGCCTTCCCAAAGCCGGATTGTAAGTCGTCAACATTTTGATTGTGAGCAGGTATATTATTACCCTGCTCACTTCTTACACATGGCACAATCTTGTTCTTGGTGCTTCACCATCCCCAACTACACCGATGGTACTCTGCAATCTCTGCGCGCGCTATCTGGGTCAGGTTGCGTCGCGTACCTTGTATTTGGACGAGAAGTTGCTCCTACCACAGGAACTCCCCATCTACAGGGCTATGTCAGATTTAACACACGAAAGCGATTCGCCTGTGTGCGCAGACTGCTGCCACAGTGTCATCTCACAAGTGCTCGCGGATCACCGCAGCAAAACAGAGATTACTGCTGCAAAGACGGCGATTATGAGGAATTCGGTGTATCTCCTGTCACTGCGCAAGGACGACGTACCGACTTCGATCGATACGTTGAGTGGATTCAAAGTCTTCCCGGACAGCCCACCGAGCGAGAGCTCATCCTACACAACCCATCCCTCTATGGAAGATATGCACGAAGTTTACGAGCAATATCTCGAGAGCTTGCCCCCCGACCCGTACTTCGTGATGGCGAATTACGTCCATGGCAAGCAGATCTCTATACCCGTCTCCAAGGGGAAGCGAATGACCGTACCGTCGAGTTCATCGTCGACCGCGACGGAGGACTCGGTAAGTCTTGGTTCTGTGGATATGTCTTCTCTCAGTTGCCCGAGTGTCAGTTACTCGGACCTGGAAAGCGTGATGACCTCGCTCACGCTGTAGACGAACGTTCCCGCATCTTTCTCTTCAATGTCCCAAGGGGACAAATGGAGTACTTGAATTACGGTCTACTGGAGATGCTGAAGGACCGAATGGTTCTCAGTCCGAAGTATGACTCACAGATGAAGATATTACGACATACGCCCCATGTCGTCGTGTTCTCCAACGAAGACCCAGACGACACGAAAATGACCGAAGATAGGTATGACATCACACATATTAGGGTTTAGTTCAAGGTTTAAATACAGCGCGAAGCGCTAGGCCGGAGCGCGGGAGCGCGGAGGCCCTCTTATCTTACTGCGGCGGGGTTGCGGTAGCAACCCCAGAGCTAGGTTCTGTGCCCGCGCCGCTTGCAGGCGGCGTGGCCGCTATGGTCCTTCTGTAGCGGGTATGCCTTCATACACGCGCCTAGTTCCTTGGTTCTCTGAAATAGGTGATAACTTTGCTGGAGACGGCTGCGCAATTTGCTGCAGCGGTTCCCGCTGGGTTACCCCAGACATCAAACCAGAAGACGTGAAATACTCTTCCATCAGTTGCCGTAGATGATTCTCCTGGGAGGTAACGGACTTGTCGTCGTAGGGGAACCCACCAGTTGACGTTGATCCATGAGCTGCCGGACTGCTTGCTCCAGCTGGAGGTAGGCTGATTGACGGTATTGAGGACATATCTCCTGTGCTTGAGAATGGTGTAATCATCGCTGTTTATGGGACAGCAGTGAAACTCCAGTCCGGTCCTGTTAACTGAGAAGTCCATCGAACGTGCATCTTCGTTGTTCCTGAAAAAATTGGTGGCTTCGATCGTGTCATTGGTTGTCTGTTTTGGTGCCAGGACTGCAATATTTA